CTTCATCGATACAAGCAATCGCATGATGCCTCAGTTCCAAAAGGATCTAGGGCTGAGTATTAAACAATCGAATCTGTGTAGTGAAATTATCCTACCCACAGACAAAGAGCGTACAGCAGTATGCTGCTTATCGTCTGTTAACTTGGAGTATTATGATGATTGGAAAGATGACGCGCTTTTTCTTCGGGACATTGCTGAGATGCTCGATAACGTCCTTCAGTATTTCATTGATAATGCTCCTAATGGCGTATCACGCGCAAGATATAGTGCTGGCCGTGAACGCAGTATCGGTATTGGCGCTCTCGGTTGGCATGCCTATTTACAAAAGAACAATATCCCGTGGGAAACCGCGATGGCAGTCGGAGCTAACCATAAAATCTTCAAGCATATAAGAACTCAGCTCGACGCCGCTAATCTCGCACTAGGTGCACTACGCGGTGAAGCACCGGATGCAGTAGGAACAGGTCAACGATTCTGTCACCTGATGGCAATCGCACCAAATGCTAGCTCATCCATTCTCATGGGTAATACAAGCCCTAGCATCGAACCTCTACGTGCTAATGCATATAGACAGGATACATTGAGCGGTTCAACACTCAATAAAAACAAATGGCTTGATCGTGTTATCAGAGATCATCTAGCAAACGGTAACCCACTCAAGCCCTTCGATGAAAACAAGTACAGTGAAATATGGTCATCTATTATTGCTAATGATGGATCCGTACAGCACCTGGATTGGCTAGGTGATTGGGATAAGGATGTATTTAAGACGTCTATGGAGTTAGATCAACGATGGGTTATTCAACACGCTGCCGACCGCCAGCAATACATTGACCAAGCACAGTCGTTAAATTTGTTTTTCCGACCTGATGTTAATATCATGTACTTACATGCAGTGCACTTCCAAGCATGGAAGCAGGGTCTTAAAACGCTGTACTACTGCCGAAGTGAAAAGCTTGCAAAAGCCGACAAGGTATCAAAACGAATTGAGCGTCAAGTCATTCAAGAGCTCGATCTCAAGGCTTTAGCCGATGGTGATGTATGTATTGCATGTGAAGGTTAATACATGATCGACGATAAGGACGTATGGGACTTTATAGATCCGGAAGATTTGTGGATCTATGATAAATTAATTTTATCTAAAAGACTAAAATACGATTGTGGACCTGCGGGTGTTAATCCGAGCAAACACAACCGATATATCGTACGTCCATGCGTCAATTTTAGAATGATGGGCCGAAATGCTAAAATTATTGAGATGACAAACGATAGCAACCTCGATTTAGTGCCGGATGGATTTTTCTGGTGTGAAGTATTTGAAGGTCGTCACCTTAGTTTTGATTTTTACAAAGGTAAACAGCACTTAGCTGTTGAAGGTTTTAGAGATAGTGAAAGACTTGATAGATTCTCTAGATGGTCAAAAGTCGATGATGCATTTATTTTACCTGACGTGTTGCACCCAATTGCAAGTAAATATGAATGGTTAAATGTAGAAGTTATCGGTGATAAAGTAATTGAAGTGCATCTTAGATATAATGATGACTTCTCCAACCATAATTCGAACGAAATAATTCCCATATGGAAGGAAAATTTTTATAGTAGCCCTTGTGGTGATAGAATAGGGTTCTTATTAAGATAGGATATAAATGAAAATTATTAAATTTGAAGCATCGTGGTGTCAGCCATGCAAGATGCTGAGTAAAGTGATTAATGATGTAAAAGATCAAATCACTATTGAGATTGAAGCGGTTGATATTGATCAAGATAATGAACTTACCAAACAGTATCAAATCAGGGGTGTGCCTACATTGGTAATGGTAGATGGTGAAAAGGAAATTAAACGCGTAAGCGGTGTGCTTACGTCAGCAAACCTCTTAAAATTCATTAACACATAATAATAAGGAAGATATGTTAAATTTTACTAATCACGGTGCGTTCGACACATCAGTCGCACTAAGTGTTATAGATCAAACTGATAATATATGGGATCAGTGTACAGATAGACAGCAGTCGGGAGTACCATTTAAGAATACAAAAAACATTCATATCTTATTCAATAAAGATATGTCAGATATACCAAATCGGTACGATATAACACCACAATTTGATAACTTAGTTGTAGCACTAAGAAGCCGACTTACACAAATTCATGGTGCAGGTAAGATAGTGAGATTGTTTATCGAGCAGTTGCCTGCCAATGAAACTATCAACCCATTCATTTACACCGCCCATCAGAGTATCATTGAATCAAAGCGCCATATTATTCCATTAGTAAACGGATCAAATATTCAATACAACATCGATACAGAAATTTGTACTCTTAGTAACGACGATATATGGGAAATAAACACCAACTATAACACCAGCATACAAAACAACGGCGATACACCGGCAGCGTCTATCATCGTTGACTGGAGAGTAATGTAATATGATTAAAAAAATACAAGCGAAGCTCACAGACGAAAGATCGCATTTTAAGCCGTTCAACTACCCATGGGCATATGATGCATGGCTGAAACACGAACAGAGCCATTGGCTGCATACAGAAGTACCGATGCTCGAAGACGTGAAGGATTGGAAAAAAAGACTTACTACTGAAGAAAAACAATTTCTTACTCATATCTTCAGATTTTTCACACAAGGTGATATTGACGTTGCAGGCGGGTATGTAAACAACTATCTACCACACTTCCCGCAGCCAGAGGTGCGTATGATGCTGATGGGTTTTGCTGCTAGAGAAGCGCTGCATATTGCAGCATATTCACACTTGATCGAAACATTAGGTCTACCAGATACTACCTACAATCAGTTTCTTGAGTACCAAGAGATGAAAGACAAGCATGATTATGTGCTTGATATTGCCAGTCAGAATACAACAAAAGAGAATACTGCGCGGCATATCGCTGTGTTTTCGGCATTCACCGAAGGTATGCAGTTATTCAGTTCATTTATCATGCTGTTGAACTTCCCACGTCATGGTAAGATGAAAGGTATGGGACAAATCGTTACATGGTCTATTGTCGATGAGACAATGCACGCCGAGAACATGATGAAGCTGTTCAAAACATACATTAACGAAAATCAAGAGATTTGGAATGATGAATTGAAGGAATCAATTTACTCAATCGCCGAAAGAATGGTCGAGTTAGAAGACAACTTCATTGATCTAGCATTTGGTTTAAACGAAGGTGAAAACTTATCGAGAGAAGATGTTAAGAAATATATTCGCTACATTGCTGATCGTCGCTTAATTGGTCTTGGCATGAAGGGTATTTTCAAAGTAAAGAGGAATCCCTTACCATGGGTTGAAGAAATGATAAATGCTCCAACACACACTAATTTCTTCGAGAATAGATCCACCGATTATTCAAAAGGTGCCCTATCCGGCTCGTGGGGAGATGTATGGTCAACAGGAGGCAAATAACAATGAACGATAAGACCCCTCACATATGTTATGAATGCGATAGTGAATTTTTCGTTTTTCCAACGTACGATGAAGACACAATACCAGAAGTATCATTCTGTGCTTATTGCGGATCAGAGCTTGAAGCTATTGTAGATGAAGATGTAGATGAATTATTCGATGAGGATGATGATACATAATCATTTCAGGTGATTATGTGGCAACAATTGGTATAGATCTTTCATTAACATCTCCATCATTATGCGTATACAGCGAGGGTGAGTTTTCACTACCTCGCTGTACTTTTTATTACCTCACGGGTATTAAAAAATCAATTGTTGATAGTACTCAACTGCAAGGTGAATTGTGGCCTGATTACGCATGTGATCCTCAAAGGTATGATATAATATCAACCTGGGTGATTGATAAAATAAAACATCATAACGTAAAGCATGCTTTTATTGAAGGGTACGCATTTAATGCTGTGGGTAGAGTATTTCAGATTGCTGAGAATACTGGCATCTTAAAGTATAAGCTATGGCAGCACGGCATCGATTGCATAACAGTGCCACCAACAGTAATAAAAAAATATGGTACTGGTAAGTGTAACGCTAATAAAGAAGCCATCCAGACATCTTTTATTACGGAAACTGGATTTAATCTTAAAGATGTATTAAAATTAACCGATAAGCAGTGGAATCCATCCTCCGATATAATCGATAGTTATTACGTATGCAAATACGGAGTTCTTGAATATGGCAAAAACAAGTAGCGGATGTCCTTACAGTAAACCGACAACAAAGCCTACATACATCTTCGTAAGAGATGCAATCACTATGGAGGTGTACTATAATGTGCACAACACCGTTGAGATATTTCAAGTACACAATGGGCATACGCAACGTATCGTTATGCCTCATAGTGAGTATGAGAATTTTGAATCGCTTATAAAGACAAACGGATTTATTACCCGGCGTTAGTATAATGGATAATACAAAGAGCTTCTACCTCTTGAATGTGGGTTCGATCCCTGCATGCCGGACCATTTATTATGTACACAGCACGACGACCAGTATTTAACGTAAAGTATAACGTTACACTTTACAACAAGATTACAAACGATACTTATATCGGCGATATCATTAACGAAGATGAGATCGATGGCCGACAGTACTGGGTATTCAGTTCCTATGCAAGACCAGGTAGCAAGCTACGCATGGCTAAAGACTCCTACACTATAACAAAAGCTAAGAAGTAGTTTTTGACTATGAACTCAGCTATTATCCCTCCTGCCATATGGCATAAACATTAATTATGAAAGAAAAATATGACTACACTTACACAAAAAGACAAGTTACGTAACGCGTTTACAAATGGTCAGGAATTGACCGCCAAGCAAATTACTGCTCGATTTAAAATCGCATCACCAAGCAAGGTCGTTAGCTTGCTGCGTCATGAAGATAAAATGCCTGTAATGACAAAGCGCATTACAAACTCTAAAGGTCAAGAAGTGTTTAAGTACACTCTGGCTGCTAAGTCTACACGTCGCACTGCTGCTACTGCTTAAAGTAGGCTGAGGTATATAATAAGGGACCCTGTGTCCCTTTTTTTATTTAAAACTATGGATAATATACTTAAAGAAGAATCCCCG